TTTGCACCTGTAGTTAATACGATTGAATTACCTGTAGTTGCTGTAAAATCTGTTCCATTTACAAGTCTAATACCATTTAGGTAGACATCTAAGAAACCTGCGTCATACGCAAGTGTTGCAGAATTGTCATCTAATCCTGTAAATGTTGTTTGTCCTGAGGTTGCAGTGTATTTAAACCTGCTAGCAGTCCCGTTAACGCTAGAGCCCGCCGCAGTCCACCCAGAAGAACCATAGACTTTCATGGTATCTGAGGCTGTATCAAAATATAAATCCCCTAAATCTAAAGCTGAACCATCAGGGTCTTGTGTTGGTGCAGTTGCACTAGCACCTAGATATGTATTAGCAAAACTATTAATTGATGTTAAGTTTGTAGCCGCAGTATTAATATTTGCTATAGAACCTGCTACAGTATTAACATTACTAATATCTGTTCCAACAGTAGATACGTTAGCATTGTTAGACGCTACAGTAGATACAGCAGAAGATACTCCCGCAACTGTTGTAACATCTGAGCTAATGCCTGCTACTGTTGACACATTTGCATTGTTACTTGCAACTGTAGATACTTGAGAAGATACTCCTGCAACAGAAGTTACATCTGCATTAATACCTGCAACAGTATTTATGTTAGCTGAATTAGCATTAACAGCATTAATGTTTGTGCTATTTGAGTTAACATTAGATACAGCAGTTGATATACCTGCTACTGACGTTACATCAGCGCTTATTCCTGCAACTGTAGTAACGTCTGTATCTATTCCCGCTACTGTGTTTACATTAGCTATGTCAGTACCAACTGTATTAACATTTGCTATATTATTAGCAACAACTTCTATTTCAGAAGTCGCTTCATTTAAATCATTTGCAACAGTCTCTACTTCAGAGATTGCTTCATTTAAATCATCAGCAACTTTAATTACATCATTGATGTTTGTAGCTACTGTGTTTACTGACGCTATGTTTGTAGCAACAGTGCCTATATCTGTAGCATCACTAGCTACCGCAGTAACATCTGAACTAATACCTGCAACCGTAGTTACATCAGAGCTTATACCTGCTACTGTTGTAATATTAGGTATGTTAGTTGATATAAATTGTTTATTAACAGCATCTGTATTATCTACAGGGTTTGCTACATTTTTTAATCTTTTATTTTGTACATCCCAGTTAAAGTCTACGTTATCTAATGATATTACGTCACCCGCTTTATCAATAGCTTCTTGAGACATATAGAAAGCTTGGTCACTATCAGTGTCTAAGTCGCTTTCAGTTAAGACTGAACCTGAAACATAATCTACTAATTTTGTTGATTGACTTGTTGTTCTTCTTATTTCAATAGCGGCACCATTAGCCGGTGCTGTAGTAAATGTAAGATTAGTACCTGCGGCATCTAAAGTATATGCTGTAACACTAACACCCGCTACTGTAGCAGATAAGTCATCTGTACTACGGTAACTAAAAGGAATAGCGTATGTAGTAGTTGTACCGTTTCCGGTGTATCTTACGAATGAATTAGCCATATTTGTGTTTTATCTCTTCTAAAAGGGGTACTTTATTCAGTTAGTATAGTTATTGCTGATTTCTTTTTCTTTTTTAAATCATCATAAGCATCTTTAAGGTTAGACAATTCTCCTTCTTCTATTGTTGCTAACTCAGGAAACTCTTTAGTCATTAAGTTATATGCTACACTTTCAACATTAGTTATTATACTTAATATGTATTTTTGTTGTAAATCAATGCCATTAACTATACCATTTGTGTTTTCAGGATTTGGAATTCTTAAATTAAGGCTACTATTTTTATTTTTAATTTGATTTTCTATAAATTCTTTAAGAGAAATACCTTTATTTTTAGTTATTTGACCATTAGCATTAATTTTAATTTCAGATTTTATTTCCATCCATCTATCGTAAGCTGTTTGCCCATCAAATTTTCTTAAACTTTTTAAATCAATATCTTGTCCTGTAATTCTTTTTGCTACCGCAGATGGTGGTCTGTAATTAATATCATTTCTATCTTTAAAGAAATTAGAAGTTTCATCATTTCTGTAATCAGACATACTAAACGGACTAGAAATAACACCATCTCTTCCGTTTAAACCAAATAACCAAGCTCTTTTAGTTTTTACTTTTTCACCCCAAACATTTCTTTTAGGCATAACTCTTTCTTGTGGGTTGTCTGCAAAATATCTTTGTAATCTGTCGCTTAATGTCCATAAATCTTTTTCATATTCATCTGTTACTCTGTCAACATATCTTACAGCACCTGATAAAGGTAAAGTTTTATATGCTAATCTGGCAAAAAAAGCTTCTGCTCTTTGTTCTGGTTTTCTGGAACTAGCTAATCCACCACCAAAAAATGCTTGGTATGTATCAACGATATTTTTTGTATAAAATTTAGATGTTAAATTTCTTGAAATTCCTAGTACTGTTCCCATTGCTAATTCATGTATTATAGATTGTTCTTGTGGAGATAAAACTCCATTTGATTTATCCATAGTTTCAAAAATATCTGCCATTATAAATATTGGTGTCATTATAGGGTCAAGACGATTAAATTGTATATATCTTCCATCTGCTGTAACATAAGAATATGGTTTCCAACCAACTAAATCTTCTTTAGCTTGATTTTCTCTCCAATCGTTACTTCCACCACCTGTAAATCTACCTGCTGAAACTAAAGCAAAAGCTGTAGCCCATAATAACCAACCTGATTGTATTCTAGCATTAGCTTCTGCCGCAGCTTCTGGATTTAAATAATTTTTCTTACTAGCAGATAAACCTGATTTTACTGAACTAATTCCTGCAAAACTTTTTCTAGCAACATGTTTAATTTTTCCATCTACTAAATCTTCTGTTTCTGCCAACATGTGTCTCATTTGAAACTGGTATCTACCTAATACAGGTAAATGTTGAAAATTCCATCTCAATAAATTTGAAGGTGTGTTAATAAAATGCAATCCTAAAACCCTAGCTACTCTTCCTTTACCTTGTGTTTGGTCTAATACCCAACCAGTAATACCACCTTCTTCTTCACCTGTAACAGGATTTGTGGAATAAGCTGACTGTGTAAAAGATAATTCTCTTGCATACTGTAATGGTGAGTTTAAAGTGTCATCAACTGTAGTTCCAATTGCAGTTGCAACACCGTTTTCATCTACAAATCTTTTTTCTATTTCTTTAAATTTAGCTTCATAATCTTGTGTAAATAATTTACCTTTTAAATAAATACCATAATCAGGATTGTTTTTCATTATTTCTGAATTAATAATAGAAGTTAATCTAGCTTTAAAAGCCATTGTTTTCATAAATTCATCACCTGCTGCAAGTACTCTTAATGGAATAGTTTGAACAAAACTTGCTGCTTCAAAAGGCGCTTGAACAATTTTACCTGCTGCACTTCCTATTGCATCATTTGAAATTCTAGCCCCAAGCTCAGCAATTGGTTCTGAAATAGTTTTACCCCATTCACTTATAAATCTTTGTAATTGACCTTGTCTAATATTTGCATCAAATTTCATTTGAGCACTATCTAACGTAGCTCTTCCTTTTATAAGAGTTTTACCTGCTGCTTTTAATGCATGACCTATATAAAGGTATTGATAAATATAAGTTTGCAAAGCTTCTCTAGCAATTACTACAGCTTTTTGTCTATCAGTAGTAACCATATTTGCAGCTCTTAATAACATAACAAAAGGTTTCCACTGTGTTTGTATTAAACCGGATATTAAATTTAACTCATGGGTATCTGGTGAAGACAATAAATTATTGTTAACATACTCAGCAGCTAAATCCCATTTGTTTGTTTTTTTAGCATCTTGTAATGCTAAGATAACTTGCTCATCATCATCTAATTTACCAATAGCTTCTATAAATTTTTGTTTATTACCAGTTTTTAACTTAGCCATTTTAGGGTCTTCAGGTCTAGTAATTAATTCAGCAACACGTGCTTTGTCTTTTACAATTCTACCTGCAGTCGTACTTCTAGCAGCTGCCGTTCCTAAATCAGAATTTATTTGAATTAACTCATCTAATCCCTCAAGCATTTCATCAAATTGTTTTTCAATTTCTTTTCTTCTTGTAGGTGTTAAATCTATTCTTGAATATTCATTAGAAATGTTAACAAGTTCAGCACTATCTTTTGCAAGATAATCTCCTGCAATAACCCTGTAAGTAAACTGTTCTTTTGTCTTTGGGTCGTTTGCCATTCGTTTAAGTTCGTTTTTAATTTTCTTAGGGTCACCACCCATTGCTATAGCTCTTTTACCTGCTATTTCTACCATTTCATCTAATGAAATTACTTCTTTACTATCAACTTTATTTTTTAATAATTTAGCTCTTTGTTTAATTAACTGTCTGTATGCACCCGCTTTGTAACGCGTAAGATTTATTGGGAGTTTAGAAGGCTTGTCTTCACCTGTTATACGTTCAGGTTTAAAATTTAAAAATCTATTATTAAAAGTATCTTTATTTAATTCTTGTTCAGCTTCAATTTGTTTTTTAGTTTTTTTAGGTTGGTTTTGATATAGTTCTGATTTTGTTTTACGCACACTTAAATCTTTAAATAACTGTCTACCTGTAATATTACTTTGTCCATATTCATGTATATCTACTAATTGTTTAACAGCGGTGTTTTTTAAATTTCTATTTGTTAATTTAAAAGCTCCGGCAGAAAAAGCACCACCAAATACAGTACCCAAACCAAAACCTGCAGCTGTGCTTAAAGCTGTTTGTTTTAAATCTAATTCGTTTTGTATATTAGCTTTTATAGCTGTGTTTTGTAATATTATATCTTGAGTTCCATTTGTAATAGCACCAAAATAACCTTCATATAAAGCACCTTTTTTAATGGCTTGACCAATAGATTCTTTTGTTGCTTGTTTAGCCATTTCTTCTATAGCAGCTTTATTAATTTCTTGAGCCATTTTACCTTTTAACAATTCTTTTAAACCTAATCTAAAGCTTTGTTTAGCAACCTGTCCACCAACACCTACACCAATTAAATTAACTGGGTCAGCTAACATAGCTCCACCATTATCAATTAACCATCCACCAAAACTTCTATTAGGGTCATCCCAAAAAGAAGGCAAAGCAGAATAAGTTTGTTGTATGTAAGAAAATTCTTTTATCCTTTCAGGATTAGTTTCATTAGCTACAGCGGCTAAATCAAAACCCATAGATACAGTGTTGTTATTTCTCCAAGACCTATCTTCATAAAAATACTCTAACAAATCAGCAGCATTTTTATTTTGAAAACTTGGGTCATTATTTCTGTAAGAATAATAA